ACGCGGACGGTGATTTCTTCCTTGCCGCCAGGGAAGGTCTTTTCCTTGGCGCGAAGGGCGCGGAGCAGAGGCTTGTCCTGAAGCGTCTGGCTACGCACCTCCGGCGTGTTCATGTGGTAGTCAAGAACCGCCTGCGCGACGTTCTCGATTTCTTTCGCGGTAAACGGCATTGTAAGCAACCCCTATAGGTTGTCTCACTCCGCCGCCAAAGCCATGTTCACTGCGTCCATAAGGCTCTTTGGCTTCGCTGCGGAATGAGGCGAAGCACTACCGCCAGTCGGGAAAGGCTTGCTCGCGCGCGGCGCAGGCGCGTAGCGTCGGATCTCATCTTCGACTTGCTTCCGACACTGGTCCAGGAGAGCCCGAACTTCCTCGCGGGTGCGGGGGTAGTTCTCCGGTCCCATCTGGAGCCTGCGATGCAACTCAAGCTCGACCTTCTCGGTGATGCGGTCTTGCTTCAGGTTCCAATCTGGATCCGACTTCGCCTGCTCCCGACTCCATTCGTCCGCCGCGCTCGCCGCGCTGTTGACCAAGGCCTGCATTTGCTGCCGGCGCCGCTCCTCGGCAACCTGCTGCGCCTGCATCTGAGCCATTTCGCGTGCGCGATGTTCGCTCAGCCTGGCCTTATGCAATTCCTTTGCGCGAGCCTCGGTGATGTACCCTAGCTGCACCTCGCGCTGTAGATCCGGTGGAAGTACCTCTCCTGCCGCATGTCGAATCTGTTGCACCAGATTTTCCAGCACAGGGAGAGCGGACTGATAATCGCCCTTGTTGATCATCGCGGTGATGCTAAGGGCGTTATTCAAATGCTCGGGCTCGATGCCATTTGTGTGCATATAGCCGAGCAGTTCGTCCATTCGCTGGGCCTTCGGCCGCAGTGCTTCGAGTTCCATCTGGACCTCTTGCACCTTGCCCTCGGCAGCCCGGCGAAGCTCCACCAGTTCACGGAATCGCTTCTGCGTCCGTTCCGACAGTTTTGCCAGCTCCTCCTCGGAAAGTTCGTTTTCCTCAGCGGGCTGCTGGTCGTCGGCTGGATTTTCGGGGGCAGGTTCTTCCGAATCCTGCTCCTTGGAGGTCGGCGCGTCCTCCGGGGCCTCTCCGAGCGTGGTGTTCACCACGTCCATGATGCCCTTTACGCCATCTGGTGCGGGAGACGACTCCGCGGGTACGTCCTGGTTTTCAAGATCAGTGCTGATGTTCTCAGCGGTGTCCGTTGACGAAACGGTCATACGTCGAGCTCCTTAACGACGAATTGTCGTTGCCGACAACTTTTCTCACAATCCTACACGCAAGTCAAGCAACGCCGGGGGCCGGGTACCCCGGCTGCGGGCCAGGTTCGTCAACCTGTGGGTTCTCGGCGTTCTGGACGCCGGCCCCGCCCTGCATATTGGGGTCCGTGGTCGGGTCGCCTGTCGGGTTCTCCCCAGGGTTCCCCGCGCCACGGGACAGAAGCGCGTTAATCGCCGTGATGGACGGCATGCCCTCGGCGTACAGCTCCTCCATCGGGATGTCGAGGAGTTCGGCGTACTTGCGCACCAGCGGCTCCTGGTTGACGCCGGGAAGCTGCACGAGCCACGGCGCCGCCCGCTCCATGTTGGCCAGCGACGCCGCCTGATTCGGCTTGCCGGTGCTTCCGGCCTGGGCCTCCAGGTAGATCTCCTTCGCTGCCTCCTCCCGCGTCTGCGGAAGGTCGGGCCAGACGGCACCCTCTCCGACGATCTCGACAACCGTGTCCCTGCTCACATGCTGGAGCAGGATCTGGCCACCGGCCTTGGCGAGCTCGGTAAGAAGGGTGTCGATGTCGTCCGTTTGGTCGGACTGCGACGCCGACTGCGCCTGCTGTGCGATAGAGCTTTCCGTAGCCGTCGCGCCGGACACCGACCCAATCTGTGCCTCCTGGTAGCCGACCACGCGCAGCAAGTCGGTGAAATGGCTCTCCAGCTCGTACAGGTTCGGGTCGATCGGCGCGGTCGGCCCCCGCTGTATCAGATCCTCGATCCTCTGGCCGGCCACCAGTGTCTTGAGCGAGACTACCTCATGCGCCGAATGATCGGCGAGCTTGATCTTCTCCTCGTCCGACAACCCGGCCGCCTCCACCCAGTACGGGCGCGCCGCAATGCGGTGCTCGCGCAGAGCCTCACGGGAGCGGTTGTACTCCTCTTGGATGTCCTTGGCCTGCTCGACATCGGACAGCGGGTAGATCTCGTCGTAGTGCTCGACCTCGTTGAACACCAGCGGGAAGAACGGCCAGAACCGCTCGATGTAGATGTCCGGCGTTGCTGGCTCCTGGAGGAAATCCGGATACCCCTCACAGACGACAAACATCTGAAGGTTCTCCTTATCCCACACCTCGTAGACACGGGCGTAGGCGCCGTCCTGCTTCTCGTCGCACTCCATGTCGTTCTGGCTGGAATACGCGCGGAACTTGCCCCGAATATCGACGCCGTAAATCTTCTCGATGTCCTCCGGCGACCGCTCGTACAGGTGCGCGATCCAGCGCGCCCCGGTCAGGGTCCGAAGATGGGTGCAAGCCGGATCCACGATGATCTGGTCGGACTTCGGGAAGTCAAACACCAGACCCTCGCGGACGACCATCTCCTTGTCGCGTTCGAGGTCGGCCAAGTTGAGCTTGAGCTGTTCGAGCTTCGCGCTTGTCTCGCCGTACTCGTCGCTGCCTTCCTGCAATTTGGCCAGGGCGAGTTCGGTTGCCCGAATCTTGTCCGTAACGTCCGCGATCTTGTCGGCCACGCCGGGGCGGGGTTCGAGCAGGCGCTGGAAGCCGATCTTGACCCACCCGACCTTCGAGACCTTGGCGCGGCGGACCGTCGCCTTCAGCTGCTCCTTGAAGCCGGTGGACTGCTCGTCAATGTAATACTGGTACAAGATCTCAAGGGTCTTGCCCATGCGCTCGATGGACTCGTTGCGCTGGCGCACCTGGGCGACCTCGGCCAGGATGGCCGCGGCGGAAACATCCCCCGCCTGCGCCATCTGCATCGCGGCCTGGAGCGTGTCGAGCCGGCCATCCCACAGCTTGTACTCAAGCCGCTGGCGGCGCTTGAATACCGTTTTCGGGTTCCGCGCGTAGAGCTGCGCGACCGTCTGGTTGATGTAGCGCGGCAGAATCGGCACCGTGTACTTGCCGGCATCGCGCCACTTCTTGTCGGCCCCGTACATCGCAAAGTCCTGGGCCTTGCGCATTTCCTTGAACGTCTTTTCGCGGACCTTGCGGGCCTTCTCGATCTTTCCGAGCCACTCGGCCACCAGTGCCTTGCGGGACTCAGCGGGCTCCGGGCCGTCCGCCTCGAAATCGTCCGTGCGCTCGAAATCGTATTCCTCTGCCATTTACCAACCTTCCGCGGCTCTTTCCCGCTTTTCCTGTCTGGCGCGCTTAAGCGCCGATTGCATAATCCACTCGATGGAGCCAGTTCGCGGCGCGTTCTCGTTCGCTGCAAGCGGGCGGGCGCCGCGGATCTTGAGCAGCCCCTGGCCGATGTGGGCCAACCAGTCCACGAAGTCGTCATTCGCGCCATGGGGGAAGCGGAGAAGCTGCTTCCGGGCGTCCTGGTACCAGGGCGCGAACCGCGGGAAGCGAACTTTCCGCATGCTCATACGGCCCTGAATGGCCCTGGCGCGGGTGGCCTTGTCCTTGGACACCGTAACGGGGTCGATGGTCACGTAGACCCGCTCGTCAATCATCCGCTTGTGCAGGAACGGGCCGAAAGCCTTGGAGATGTTCTCGCTTTCCATCCACCACAGCTGCGGCTGGTGGACCTTGAACTGAGTAAGCAACTCCTCCACCGTCCTGTCCGTCTGCATCCGATCCCATACGAGGTCCGGCAGGATCCAGATGTTGTCATGCGCGTCCACGCCGACGCAGCCGAGGACCGTGTAGTCGTTAGACTGCTTGGTGCTCACCGCATGGTCCGATGCGCCATAGATCACCAGGTTGTCGGGAAGCTCCTCCTGGTCATACTCGACAATCCAATCGCTCTTGAAATACTCACCGTCCTCTCGGGTCGGCGAACCCATGTAGAGCGCCTGGAACGTGCGCGGGTCCATGCGCTTGGCCTCGGCCAGGAACTCCAGCCCCTTGCGCTCCGGCCACAGCGCGGACATGGGCTTCGCCCCGAACTGCTCGATCACGCGAGGGTCCGTCGGCACCTCCAGCTTAAGGCCAAGCCGCTCCGCAAGCTCCGGATCCTCGACCACTGCCGGCAGATTGATGTAGGTCCAGTTGTCGGCAATGCCCTTGTACTCCTTGTTGCGCTCCGGGTGGTTCGGGTCGCACAACCGGCCAATCAGGTCATCCTCGTGCCAGCGGGTGTGTACGACAACAACCGAGCTTTTCGAGTGCAGACGGGTGAACACCACCGAGTTGAACCACTTCCAGATGCGGTCACGGTACAGCTGGCTCTGCGCGTCGTCGTCCGACCGGATCGGGTCGTCCACCACAAAGAAGTCTGCCGGCTTACCCGTACCGGAGCCTCCGACACCGACGAACGCCGTCTTGCCGCCCTTCGTCGTGATCAGGAGGTCCAGCGCTCCCTTGGTGAGCCGGTGGTCTGGGAACACCGCCTGGTGCAGCGGGCTTTCGATGCTGCGGCGCACGTCCGCGCCGAACTCCTCGGCGAACGTCTGGTTGTACGTACCGAGGATCATGTTCCGGTACGGGTTGCGGCCGGCGCACCATGCCGGAAACCGCCTGGAGATTATTTCGGACTTGCCGAGCTGCGGGCCAATGGACACGGCCACCCGCTTGAGCTCGCCGCGCTCGACCTTCTCCATGATCTGGCAGAGCACGATGGCCTGCGGCGTGGCCTCGAACCGCGACAGGTCCGGGTTCTCCGGGTCGCTCGGGTCCGGCAACTGGAGCTCGCAGTAGCGCAGAAGGCTCTCGCGGCCGTCAAGAAGCGCAAGTTCCCGCTTCTTGAGCCGGATCAGCCTTTCCTTGTCCCGCAGCAATTCAGACCCGTTCGACATCTCACTTCCTACAGAAAAGCAGCGTCCACTTCTGCCTTGCTTGTGATAATCACCCACTGTGTTTGCCCCTTACAGATGAGAGGCTGCTTCCCACATGGCGTCGATCTGCTCCGGCGTCAGGCCAAGCGCCGCGCCGATCTGCTCTATGAGCGGATGTGTGCGCAGAAATTGAGAGGCATACTCCCATTCAATCTCCGCAATAGCCTTGCTCTGAGGATCTTCTATATCTGCGATGGCCGCCTCCACCTGTGAAAGTGATATACCATTGGTGACAAGGCCAAGCCGTATCTGGCGAGCTGTGAGGGGCGGCAGCCCTTCCGGCTCCGGCTCTGGTTCGGGCTCTTCTGGATCGGGCTCCGGCTCTGGTTCGGGCTCAATCAGCCCCTCCGCGATAAGTTCTTCCGTGGTCTTGGGCGTGAAGTCCTCGTGATAGAAACGAAGATCAGCGTTCGACGGCAAATGCTCCGGGACTTCGATGTAATCCGGGAACAGTTCAGGCGAGTCAGTGTCTATCAGTTCGACAATGATGTTGTTTTCGACTTTCGCAAGCAGCATGGTTTATCTCCAATTATGCTGTGCGCTTCCAAACCCGCACAGTGCGGTTGCGGGGCCGCGTCTCCGCCCCGCCAGTGGCGTTGATGGTTACGGTGTGAGTATGAGCGCCTGCGGAACCAGTAATTACTGGTGTCAGGTTCTGTACAGTACTCTCTCTGGCGAAAGCACTGTTAAGGCCATTCCCGCTCCCGTAGGAAACTCCACTATTATGGGTATGCGCTCCTGCTGAGTTCGTAGAGCCTGAATGCGTGTGGCTCTTTAACTCGTCGCTCTGAATGCCACCCCCGAACGACGACGCATTACCCCCTTCCGTACGGAAGAAAATCCCCTCGTTGTTGAACAGGAGGGTCCATGTACCGCCGAAAAGGCTGGACGGTGTGGCCTCCCCCGGCATCTGAATGTAGGTGGAGCCGACTGGTAGGGACCCGAGAACCGAACCATTGAGTGTGAGGTTACCGGTAACTACACAGTCACCCTCGATGCGGGTTGTATCGGCACGCAGGCGAATTTGATGGAGGAATGAAGCACCGGCACGCGGCCCAATGAGAACCTCGCCGCCGTCCGGCCCATCGAACCAAAGGCGGGAGTTGTGGCTCCCCGCACCAGTGTTGTCACTGTAGATGCTGTAGCCCTGCTGAAGTTCCATCAGCTTGTTGCTGGACGACAGCGGCAGATTAAACGTGACCATTGTTGTAATGGTAGGCTGTAAGGCCCCGGTGATCCGGCTATCATCACCTGCCGCGACGGTGCCAGAAGTCGTGCCGACATTGCGTGTGGCAGCATCACCAAGTCCGTTGATGTCGCTAGCAGAGAGCGTCACCGCGCCGGTCTTGCCTGCGACGCTGGTAACGGCATTGACCTGAGCGCCAGCCTCGATCCCGTCCAGCTTGTTCTTGAGAGCAGTCGTGAAAGCCTGCTCTGTGGCGTCCAGAATGGCCTTGTTGTCGTGCGAGTGTCGCGCCGATGTATTGGCCGCAATATCAGCCCGCTCAGCAGCGGTCAGGATCAGATTGGTGCTGCCCTCGACCATGTTGTCCATGTCGAAGGCATCGCCCGCCACCCCATTCGGGTCGTAGACGGAAGCGAGCATGATACCGCCGCCGCCGGCCACATCCGCCCAGGTGTAGTCGTAATCGTCGTCCGACTGCTTCATGAGGAACTGACCGGTCAGGCCACCGCTCATATTGGCGTAGATCGACTGCGCCGTGCTGAGCGCGTCCTGGGCGTCCGACGCAGCCGATTCCGCGTCGTCCTTGAAGCCTTCGGCGTCATTCTTCGCCTGAATGGCGGCGTCCCTCGCGTTCTCCGCAGCCAATTGGGCCGCCTCAGCGTCCGCCTGTGCGTCCTCCGCTGCGTTCTTGGCGACTACGGCATCATCTCGCGCCGATTCCGAGGCGGTTTTCGCGATCACGGCGTCGTCACGCGCTGATTCGGCGTCCGCCTGTGCCTGCAAGGCGTCGTCGCGGGCGTCCTCGGCAGCCTGTTGCGCGGCTTCAGCCAGTCCTTGGGCCACAACAGCGGCATCCCTGGCCGATTCCGAGGCGGTTTTCGCGGCTTCGGCGTCGTCCTTGAACCCCTCGGCCAGGTTCTGGGCCGCGATCGCATCATCGCGGGCGTCCTCGGCAGCCTGTTGTGCGGCTTCCGCATCCGCCTGGGCCTGCTCCGCGCCCGCCTGGGCGGCTTCGGCCAGTCCTTTGGCCACAACAGCGGCGTCTCGGGCCGATTCTGAGGCGGTTTTCGCGGCTTCGGCGTCATTCTTGGCGCCAATCGCAGCGTCACGCGCCGATTCGGCGTCCGCCTGTGCCTGCAATGCGTCGTCGCGGGCGTCCTCGGCATCCGCCTGAGCCTGGAGCGCTGCATCACGAGCCGCGATCGCGGCCGTTTGCACGCCGGCGAAGTCAACGACGAGCTCCCAGTACCCCGCGTTCAGGTCGTCCCCGAAGTCATTGGACGAAACGTGCGACACAACGCACCGGTACATCGCGACATCCACGAAAACGGTGTCGCGGACGATGTAGTTGTGGTTCGCCGTCCAGTCTGTCGGCGGGTTGAACCCAAGCTGGATCTCGTCCTTCAACTGGTCGTACCCAACCGACTTGTTGGCCAGGGCCGTATCATCGCGCTGAATCAGCGCGAGGTTCTGGAGCACAGCGTCTATCGTCGTCTTTACGCGCGAGAACTCCTCGTCGAGCTTGTCGGCGGGGAGTGGCTTGAGCGGGTTTTCCGCCTGGTAGTCGTGGAAATTGTACGACCGATCGTACGGAGGTGGCTGCGCCATTGTCGAACCCAGGTTGGACGTTCCAAATTCGCGAACTTTCCATATAATACGACACG